ATCATCACTCAGGTAATTGTAGCTTACAACTATGTACGTTTTACAACTACTTGGCTTGACGATTAATTTTAACCCGAAGGGCTGAGATATTCTTAGCCCTTCATTCTTGGAGAATGTAATGACTTATTTTTTTACAACTATTTTTCTTACAATATCGGCAGTCCTGTTTTTTGTAACTGGTATGGTTTATTTCAACTATGTAGCTGTTTGGAGTGACGCAAGTAAAGCCGATATTCTAATAGTATTTATGTCAGGCTTCTTTTCTGCTTTATGTTTTGGTGCTTTATATACAATATATGAAGTTAAATCAAAACATTACATTAGAAGAAGAAGATAATTAACTTGAAACAGGGTGTAAAAGCCCTGTTTCTGTTTTTGAAGAGAGGACATGGACTAGCGCCCATGGCTTTTCATGGATCTCGCTACGCTCGATGTCGCTCCTCCCCCCTAGCGGGGGTCGTCGCTCCAAAAATCGAGTGTGCCAACTACTATCATCGGGGTATAATACTACTATCATCACGTAAGTGATGTGGACTTCACGAGTAGTGGACAACTGTCTATGAGTATTATACGAATGTCCAAGGTGTACCGGGTGTACCACCTTTGTACCAGCTGTTTTACAGCGTACCGGTACACCGGAAACCCTTATTTTTGCTGAGCTTTTTTCAAAAAAGCGTAAAGTGTACCGAGTGTACCACAGGATTTGCGTTAGCTTTAGTAATAGACCGTAGACCGTGGTTATTAAATCGTGGTTTAAACCAACATTTAACCGGTACAAATGGTACACCTACCACGAAACACAGCTACCGCACGGCTTTCGGGTGTACCACTAGCATTTTAGTGCTGGTACACCTTTATAACATTTGTCAATAAAATCAATGACTTAGGGTGTACCAGGGTGTACCACAAACAATCGCTCCTTACCAGTCGCTCATAGCTCACCGGCTACCGCTCGGTTCGCTTAACAGACTATTGAGGGTAGGGTGTGATTAATTAATTAATATGGAGAGTATTATGAAAGAAACAATTATGTCTTACATAGATAGACTACCTGATGAGCCTTATACCAAAGAGAGTCAAACTAGACTTGAGAGGATCATTAAAGAGGAGTTAAAGAATTCAAAGCAGTTAAATAAAAAAGCTACTTGAATAGGTGTATTTACATGAGTAGATACGAAACATTAACCATTACTACTATAGGAGTAAATTATGGCAGATCATTTTGATCCAGCTGACCAAGAGGTCGGCCCTGAGTTGGTGGTCGGAAACGACACACCAGAAAGTGCATACATCCCAGATACCAACGGTGATCCCGAAGGTGCTGAGAAACGTGCAGTGCAAGCAAACATACAGCTACCAGATTGGTACTTTCGTAAGCATGCACTAAATGACTTTGGTAAACCAGTCTTCAACAAAGCTGTTGCAGATGGCATTATGAAAGTCTTTGATGCTAAGTTCGGTACGCCGATGACTTACAATAAAGAGAAGCGTGAAGACGAAGAAAAGTACTTCGATTCCCAATGCAATCAAATCATTGATGGTCAAAGAGTGTTGTTGGAAGTTGACCCACAATCAACTGGTCTTAACTTTCTACAGCTTTGTACTAGAACGTGGTCAGAGTTCGCTAGCATTTGCTACGAATATCAAGACGCTATGTCATCAATTACAGTTGCGGAAGATATCCCCGACTGGTTGATCCAGCGTGAAGAAAAGATGTTGCAACTTGGTCGTAAGGCTAGATTGCTAGCGTCAGCTCTTGACAATATTGGTCATGACTTTGGCTTGCGTAACATTGAGATTGAAAGATTTCGTGTTGAGAAAGCTGTCCAAGACAGACTGCAAAGACTTGCTGAGTACAATTACAATCAGCATGCCGATGCATCTGGCAAAGTCAAAGAAGATATGAACACTGAAAGCACTGCTCACATGAAGAGTATTGTGGACAATGCCTAGTATCTTCGAGCCTAGCTAGATTATTCAACTTGAATGTTAGCGTAAGGTAACTACCAAGTCCTACCGAGTTAATGTTTCGATTGCTCGGTAGGCATTTTTTTATCAATCGAGACATTTGTGCTAAGGAGAACATCAATGGCTACAAAAAGTAATGTACAGATAGTGATCAATCCACCTAATTTTCAACAAGTTAAGTTGAAAGTGACTGGGTTGACTCCACTAATCCAAAACAAAATGAAAGAGACCATCATTCAACAGATGGAAGACGCTCGTAAGGGTAAAGCTAAAAAGGCAACGCGTGTGCCTTTTGACCCTAAGAAAGAGTATCTAAAGTCTGCATATTTGCAAGACGATGGTTCTTTTGGTTTTCCAGCTTCAGCCTTTAAACAATGTGCTGTGCGAGCTGGTAAAGGTTTGGGTTTAGCAATGACTGACACTAGAACGTTGTTCTTTGTCGTACCGAATGCGCCAGATGGCGAGTGCGTACAGATCAAAGGTTCTAAACCAGTTATGCGTAAAGACCCAGTTAACGTTCAAGGTAATAAAGATCTTAGGTTCAGACCTGAGTTTAAGAATTGGAAAGCCGAGCTGCTTGTTAAGTTCGATGCTGACCGTGTTACTGTTGAACAAATTGCTAACTTACTAAACCACGGTGGTCAAACCGTTGGTGTCGGTGAGTGGCGTCCAGAAAAGAATGGTACATTTGGTACCTTTCAGGTAGGTAAATAATGCGTAAAGTAGGTAGACCTAAGAAGGAAGATCAAGTAGATCTTTTGGATCAATTACAAAAGATCCACAAGAAGTTTGGTGGCATTACACCTGCTCGAGTAGTCAGTGAAGCTAAGCGCAAACGTCATCCGTTGCACAAGTACTTCGATTGGGAAGATACTGAAGCAGCTAGAAAGTGGCGTTTGCATCAAGCTAACAGCATGATTAGCAGAGTGCAGATTATTGTTTCACCACAAGACAAACGTACAGTTAATGCGTTTGTTAGTGTTACGGATGATGACAATAGAAGGTTTGTTGCTATGGCAGAAGCTATGAATGACAACAAACTAGTGTTGCAAATTTTTAAACAATTAGAAGCACGTATTGATACTTTACAAGATCAATTGCAAGCACTTAATTTGCTTAAAGGTATTTCTAAAACAGCAATCACCAAAGCTAAAGCGCCGATTACCAAAAGGCGTGAACAACTAGAACGTAAAGTAGCTAGAGCTACCAAATGAGGCAGTTTAGTCTCGGCGTGATACAGCGTGTCGAGGCTAGGCATCGTTGGGCAGTCGAGGTACGTCAGAGTGTGGAGAGGTTGGTTCGGGCACGTTAATGCAAGGCAGTCGAGGTAAGATCCGGTTGGCCCAGGTGGGGCAAGTCCCGTTCCGGTATGGCAGTTAAGGTAGGTTGCGTCTCGGTGCTATGAGGTGGGGCAGCGTTTGGTTAGTTAGTGCAAGGCAGTCGAGGTAAGTCATGTCCCGTTGGCGTGTGCTCAGGTAAGTTGTGAACGTGGCAGTCGTGGTTGCGTCCGGTGGGTTCCGGTTTCGTGGGTTGCGTTTTTGCAAGGCAGTCCAGGTGGGGCGTCGCATGTTAAGTTACTGTGAGGCAAGATCATGGCAGTTTCGTCATGGTGTCGTGCCGTGGGTTGGCGTTTGTCCTGTTACGGAAGGCAGGTATTTAGTACTAGAGTTGGTAGTCACATGGATGCTCTCCTAACCAACTCTAGTCAAATTTTTTTTATTTAGAAAGTGTGCTCGTACAAATTCCTCTCGCTTGCGCTCGAACCCGTACTGGCCCGGGCTTTGGCACCTGCGTGCGTCGCCCGCCAGAACGGGATTTGTACCTTCGCAAACTCAAACCTTGTGCTCGTACAAATTTTCGCACGGCGTGCTTAGCAGCACTTGCGCTAAAATTGATACCTTCGCACAAACAAGAGAGTCAAACTTTGTGCTCGTACGTCGCAGGGCGCGCCGTACCTTCGCACATACAAACTAGTATAAAAATTTCGGGAGTCAAAATATGAAATTAATACAAAAACTGTTACCTAGTTATTTGGGTATATTTAATAAATTAGGAGGTCACATGACTACTAGATTATTCAGAGCTACATTTTTAGATATGTTTTCACAGCATACTATTGTAGTGGAGTTTGAAGCTCCATTTCCAGTAGATACTGAGAATGTAGATTATGGGAAGCTTGCGACCCAAAGGTTGGGTGAGATGATTCGTAAAGGCGAAGTCGCAATACGAGACATTGAACCTGTTGAACAACAATAAATTTGATAGAGGAGTAATTATGTCAAATACACAACAAGTAACGCTTGATGCTAATACGCTCAAGCAAGAGATACGTGACAACATGCGTGTCAATCTTAATACCATGATCTGGGGTGGGCCAGGCATTGGTAAGTCAGAGATACCACAACAAGTGGCAGATGATCTGGGAGTTAAACTACTAGATTTTCGTGCTAACTTATTCGACCCTGTCGATGTGCGTGGTATTCCACACATTACATCTGATGCAGTACACGGTGATCAAACATCATGGGCAGCACCAGATATTTTTCCAACTGTAGAACGCGATGGTGAGCGTGGCATATTCATGATTGATGAATTGCCAACTGCTCCACCAGCAACACAGAATGCATTTCTACAGTTACTACTAACTCGTCAGGTTGGTAACTATACTATGCCTGACGGTTGGTCAGTGGTATCAGCTGGTAATCGTCTTACTGACGGTGCTGCTGTGTATCAAATGCCGAAACCTGTGTGTAACAGGTTGATGCACTATGACCTAGAACCAAACTTGGATGTTTGGTGTGACTGGGCATTGAAAAATGAGATACACACAACGTTGGTATCATTCATGCGTTACCGACCAAATCTTCTGTACAGCTTTAAAGCTGATGAGTACGCTTTTCCTACTCCTCGAAGTTGGTCATTCGTCAACAAGCGTTTGAAGCTTACAGATGATATTCATGCAGACAGGATGTTTTACGGCATAGCCGCTGCAGTCGGTGACGGGCCAGCCGGTGAGTTCTTGGCATTTGCGAAAGTAGCAAGCAAGTTACCAGATATTGATAACTTGATTCAAAATCCTACAACGTACATGCCGACGGACGATCCAGCTGTTTTGTATGCTTTGACTGGTGCAGTTTCAGCACGAGCTCAAGACGACAAAATGGAAAACATTATGAAGCTTACAGCTAAATTGCCTGTTGAGTTTCAGGTGGTTTTGGTCAAAGGTATTATTGCCATTGATCGAAACTTTATACAACACGATACAATTAATGCTTGGATTCAAAAGAATTCACAAGTTGTATTATAACAATCACGGAGAAAATTATGGCTACAGTCAGAATGTCTAATGAACTACTCAAACAATTGTGTGAGCAGTTTGTAAAAGATTACAAAAACATCAATCCTAGACCTGCTGTTTCTAATGAAGAAGCACTAGGTGTTGAACTTTATGATACGTTTGCTAAACCTTTGTATGAAAAGGTAAAAGCAACTTTCAATGAAGTGAAAGAAACTAGTACAGATGGTGTGGTATGGGATATGAAAGAACATCTTAAAAGTGTTTTTAACAAAGATTCTTCAATTAAAGCTATGATTGAAGTGCCTGAGTATCACAAAGAGCGTAAAGAATATCGTCAAGATGGTAAAGATATAGATTACCATCTTAGAGATTATACTGAAAGGTATGTGCTTGATGAAGATAATGCAATGACTATGCATCATGTTCAGATAGATTTACCTTTTGAAGGTAATTTTATTGGCGATAGATACGGTGCTTCTTCTATGAATCTTAGTAGAATAGCAGAGCATGAACTAACTAAAAAAGTCTATGCTGCTTACAACAAAGAAGCTGAGTATGACCGCACTCTTGCTACTAAAACAGCTGACTTTTTTGATATGCTTGATCGTTTCCAAACACTCAATCAAGCACTGAAAGCTTGGCCCCAACTTGGTAACATAGTAGAAAAGGTAGCGCCAAGCAAAATGGTTACGATTCACAAGAAAACGGAGCGTAAGAAAAAACAACAAGACCAAGCACAATATGTTGAACAAAATGCAGCGGCATTTAACAACGTAATTCTTGGTTCACAACTACTAGGAGATGATAATGATTCCTGAGTTCACACGTGCTAGAGCACAACTACTATTGAAACAACCTTTTTTTGGTACGTTGTGTTTACGTTTGACACCGATTGAAACAGAAGACATACCTACTGCAGGTACTGACGGTAAGCGTTTGCTTTACAATCCAAAGTTCTTCTTGAACATGACTGACCAACAACGTGTTGGTTTGCTTGCGCATGAAGTTATGCATGTAGTATTTATGCACATGGCACGTCTGAATGAACGTGATCATTATCTATGGAACGTAGCTGGTGATTATGTAATCAATCTTGTGGTTCGTGATGCAGGATTGCAATTACCACCAACTGATTTGCTTGATGACAAGTATGCTAATATGACAACTGATGAGGTTTATCGCAAACTTCAAGAAGACCCAGATTCACAGCCTCAAGGAGGTGGCGAAGATGGTAAAGAATCATTTGGTAATTGTGTACAAGAGTCATCAGCTATCAACAAAAATCCTGGTGAGTTTGAAGCTGATATGCGAGTAGCAATCAAACAAGCTGCTGAAGCAGCTAAAGCCCAAGGTAAATTGCCAGGTAGTTTGGAATCTTTACTCGGTGATCTAGTCGAACCAAAAGTTAACTGGAAAGAACGTTTGGCTAGATTTTTACGTAACAACAACAAATCTGACTACAGTTGGCAAAAACCTAATCGTAGGTTTATTGGTCAAGGTTTGTATTTACCTAGTATGTACGCACCATCTATTGAAGAGGTTGGGGTTATTACTGATACTTCAGCTTCACGTACTGATGAAGAACTTAATCAAGACCTTAGTGAGATATCAGCTATGTTGATTGATGCTAACGTCGACAATGTACATTTTATGCAAGCCGACACTGAAGTAGCTGCTGAAGAGACATTCACCCGTGAATCGTTGCCTTTGAAAGTTACTATGCAAGGTCGTGGTGGTACAGCTTTTGGGCCAGCCATTGCAGAAATGGCAGACAAACATCCAAATATCTCTTGTCTTATTTATCTTACAGATCTTGAGGCAAGTGACTTTGGTACCGAACCACACTTTCCAGTTGTGTGGGTATCTAATTATTCAACGGAGGCACCATATGGTGAAGTTATCAAAACGAACTAAACACATGCTTGGAGTTATTAACAAGTATGCAATACGTGGAGTTGTAGGATTACTTGGTCTATTTGCTATGGCTATGCTCTTACAACATATTCTAACATTCCTTCTATTGGCTATCGTTCTAGCTAGTATGGGGTATTTACTATGGAGATTTGAGTATGCCAGCTAGTATCGTATCAAGTGTAACAACGGCGCTATGGATTCTTATTGAACTTATTCAATTTGCATACATGGCTTATTTAATGTGGAAAGGGAGGCACAATGCTCACAATCGGAATATTCAGCGCGCTCGGGCTACTGTTGCTAGCGCTTAAAGCAGGCGGTAGAAAAGCTATTGGTCATGATATTTTTGTTGATATTATGATTACCGGCACACTTATGGTTGCATTCTATGGCACTTACAGTGGCATGACTGCAGCTATGGTGGGTGGTTTGACTGCTTCTATTGTTTTGTTTCTTATGAGAAAAACAATGAAACATCAAAAACTTAAACTACAAAGTGTGCAAAAGAAACTACTTGGGTTTAATCTGTCTGTGCCTAAACTTATTTGGCAAGACAAAGAACCTGAGTGGCGTAAACACAATCAGTATTGGAGAAAATAGTGGGTAAAATGAACCAAGCATATCAAACAGCACATGAGTATCAATATCTTCTATATGAAGGACTTGAAAATTTTTTACGTATGCTTGAACTTAGTAAAGCAAACGTAAGTCAAGCTATTCTTACTGAAGTACTTGAATATGAAGTTGATCTTCATGTTGCTAAACAAGAATGGTTTGAATATAATTTTCAAAAATTTTTTAATGCTTATGTAAAAACAGAATTAAAACAGGGTAAAAATGAATATCCTCTAGAAGGTATTGATATTTACCGTGTTAATACTGAAGTACATGAAGAGCTTTTTATTAAGTTTAACGAGTTTTTATTAGATCATGGTATATAATATTTTCATGACGTATAAAGATTTTGCTTTACAAATGTATTCTGAAAATTGTAGAGAGCGTGCAGCATATAATTCTGCACCGTACGATTCATTTTTAGAATATGAAAAAGAAAACAGAAGTTTCTTGAAAAAGAAATATACAACAAGTAGTTGATACAACCGGTTGCACAAACGGTACATTCTAGATCACTATGGAGTGCTGGTGGTTAATAGCAAAAACTGAACAAGAGGTATAAATTACATTGCATTCTCAATAGAGTTGTTAGTCAATATATTAAAAGTAACCTTGCGAACGTCAGTATAAGGTGATGTAAAGTCATACAACTGCTCAAGCCTAGATACCAAGCTACTTGTTGTATCATTAATACGATAGTGAGTAACTGATACAACCGCAACGTTGGCGAGAGATCTCGAACTACACAGAACGTAACCGCCAGTGTAGAAAATGCTTGATACCACCTTACTCACTATCTTTAAAGAAAAAATTACGATAGTGAGTAATTGATACGACCGTATAAGAGGCTGAAAATATTGCCTAAATGGCGGAAATTATGAATGAATAGTTTCCTGCAAGATCGCTACTTGTAGTCAAGGTCGCCCCTTGTAGCATATGTACTTGATACCACCTTACTCACTATCTTTAAAGAGAAAAATTATGGACAATGTAAATCAACCCCCACACTACAACACTGGAGAAATTGAGTGCATACAAGCTATTCAAGCTTCTATGACCACTCGACAATTCCAAGGCTACTTGAAGGGTAACGTTTTAAAATATATGTGGCGTTATGAATACAAAAATCAACAAGAAGATCTTGCTAAAGCTCAATGGTATTTAAATAGATTAATGCAAACTTATGAAAAAGGAGAATCAAATGGTAAATCTAAATCGGAGGATGACTCAATATCAAGTTGATGGTAAAGGCTATTTCAACAAACATCCTTACAACAACGCAGAGTCACGTTGGTGTGACTTAAATGAAGTACCCTATGCTAGAAATGGGTATCTTTATGGACCAGAAACTGTTGAAGATCAAATTACTGGTATAACTTATTATCAAATAGATTTTTACAATAACCCAAAATTTTATCGTAATTTTTATGACGGCACTGCAGATCCTACAATTATCTTTAAAGAAGGCGATACTCTTTTGATAAGACATCAGCAAGCAGATGTGCGTTTTAAAATTACTGAGTTTAGTCCTAGAGCTAAAAACATGGTAGGCACTAGATACTTAAACGTTGCTTGGCAGTTTGATCAAGAAGGTTGGAATGTATATAAAACGAAACACCTTGATGGTGAGCCATCAAATTGGAAAGTGTGGCAAGACCGAAATGCTTTTTGGACTACTGGTTCAGTATTAGCTAGTGCTCAACCTGATAAAATTGCTAGGCCTTGGAGCTGGACAGCGGTTACAAAAGAAACTTTACTTAAGTTACAATTATTGGGGTACCAATGAAAACTAAAACTAAATATACTAATGGAGGTTATTTAACTCAAAGAAGTTTAAATAACATCAGACATCAACTACAAAAACGAGGTAAATTGTGCCAGAAAGAAAAATTAACAGCATCGCAGACGCGGTAAGTATTATTGATGATCTTGTTACTA